TTAATCATGCGGACAAATGCGACCTTGGCTGCGACTACCCACCGTGGTCAGTGGGTACACTGAACTACGCCATTACCGATCTCTGCGTCAAGTATCTAGAGCGCAACACGCTTTCGTACGAACACTTGAGTGCAGTCGTGGGCGTACTGGAGTGTGCGAAGCAAGAGTTCTACCGCCGCATGGCGGTGCCCTACGAAGATAAGAAGAAAGAGGAGAACGGCGATGTCTACTACTGAGCTACCGTGGTATCTGGCCGGGCCGATGACCGGCATTCCACAGTTCAACTTCCCTGCCTTCGAGGCGATGGCCGCGGGTCTGCGTGCTGACGGCATTAAGGTCCAGAGTCCTGCCGAAATGGATGACCCGGAGACCCGTAAGATGGCGCTCTCCTCCCCTGACGGTGCTCCGGGTACCGGCTCCGCCAACGGGGAAACGTGGGGGGACTTCTTGGCTAGGGATGTGAAGCTCGTAGCCGATGGAGTAAAGGGCGTCCTCGTAATGGACGGGTGGGAGAAATCCCGTGGAGCACGACTGGAGACGTTCGTGGCGTACTTGACCGGGAAGCCGATCCGGTGGGCCGTTGACCTGTCCCCCGTATCAATGACACTACTAGCCGACGCGTGGGTCGGGATCAACAAGGACGCAGCATAATGAAGGTTGGTATCACGTTCGATGAACGACGCGGCACGGTGTACGCACTAGGCAAGTACAACTTCTACACGCGGGAAGTGCCGGTAGACGACGCGGTTGCTAAGCAACTGTCAGTGGTGGCGGACCTAGCGGAAGCTAGTCAGCGCATCCTGTCCAGTCTCTACAACTCGTACGGTAAGTTCGTCCTCCCTGAGGACTTGGAGAAGCTCTCATGTCTAGTCGCCGAACTTCAAACGCCCGAAGCAAAGTCCGCAAAGCCGCCCAAGCAGAAGGCTTCCGGTCTGGATTCGAGTCCGCCGTTGCAGCGCAGCTTCGTGAAGACGGAGTAAGCTACGAGTACGAGACAGAGACGTTTACTTACGAGGTCCAAGAGACCCGGAAGTACACGCCGGACTTCAAGATCGGGGAGGTACGAATAGAATGCAAGGGAAGACTGACAGCGGACGACCGGAAGAAACTACTGCTGATGAAATCGCAGCATCCGTCGCTAGATTTAAGGCTGGTATTTATGTACCCAAACAACAAGCTGACGTCACGCTCGAAGACACGCTACTGGGAGTGGGCGGAGAAGAATCATTTCCCGTGGTCGGGGCCTACTGTCCCGAGAGAGTGGGTATCGGGGACATAGCCAGCACGGCTAAGGGAAGCGGTGCTCGCTACAACAGCATGAAGACGAAGTGGAGTCTCATGCCTCTTGACCTGTTGAAGGAGGTATGTGACGTATGGGAGTATGGCGCAAACAAGTACGCGGCATGGAACTGGGCAAAAGGAATGCCGTGGTCTGTTCCGTACGAATGCATCGTCCGGCACCTTTTTCGCTGGTACTGGCATGGCGAGCGCAACGATCCAGAGAGCGGGAAATCACATCTCGCCCACATCGTCTGCAACGTCATGATGCTGATGCACTATGACCGGGCGTACCCGGAGGGCGACGACCGCCCCAAGGAGTTCATCATTGAGTAAACGACACTTGATTATCCCCGACACGCAGGTGCGTCCGGGGGAATCCTACCGCCACCTTGACTGGGCGCGGAAGGCTATCCTCCATTACAAGCCTGACGTCATCATCCACCTTGGGGACCACTGGGATATGCCTAGCCTGTCTAGCTATGACCGGGCAGGGTCCAAGACTATGGAGGGTAAGCGGTACTCTAACGACGTACTGGTAGGGAACGAAGCATTCGAAAGACTCAACCACCGTATCACTACGGCGCGTTACCGCCCCCGTAAGGTGATCCTGAGAGGGAACCACGAGAACCGGATAGAGCGTGCTATCGAGTCGGATGCGAAGTTGGACGGAGCACTGTCCATGAAGCACCTTGACACACTGGATTGGGAGTGCTACCCATTCCTAGAGAGGGTATGGATCGATGGCATCATCTACTCGCATTACTTTCAACAGCAGAACAGTCCCCATGCAATCGGAGGCTCAGTTGACAACAGACTCAATCGAATTGGGGATAGTTTCGTTCAGGGTCACCAGCAAGGGTTCCTGTACGGGAACCGTGTATATCCGACCGGGCGCACCCGGCACGGACTGGTTGCCGGTTCGTTCTATCTACACGACGAGAGTTACAAGGGACGGCAAGGGAACGATCACTGGCGTGGTATCGTCGTTCTTAACGCGGTGTCGCGCGGCGATTATGGGGTGATGCCTCTCGACATGAAGTACCTACAGAGAGAGTATGGACGCAAGTGACCTGCTAGATTCCGATCAGCGCATCATGGCAGCGACCACGGTGCGCGACGGTGTCCTGTCCTTCAACTTCGGAGACGGGCAGCCCCCTCTCCGAGGTACGTTGGACGGGGTGCTGAATAGTAAACAGATCATACAGTGGTGCAACGCTGTAAGGAGTACGTATCGTGCGAGGCAAGACAGCAAAGAGAATCAGGCGGCTAGCCCGGCACCTGTTGTTCAAGAGGCACATGGCCAAGTCCATGCCGCTCCCGCAGTCAGCAGCGGAGGCGGACTTCCAGTTGAAGAAGGTGTCGAAGGAGTTAAAGCGGCGATGGTTGCAGGAATCGAATCCTCACTCGCTCACTTGGGTCGACGAGAAGTGGCGCTACTTGAGGAGCGCGGTGACCACGTCCTCGCTCTAGAGAGACTGGACGTAGAGTTAGCCTCACTGGCAGAGACTACTCGGTACTACCAGAAGTTGAAGGAGGCTGTATGCGAAACGTAATCCTATCCCTGCCCCGCTGTGGTAGCGCGTGGCTTGCCGCCTACTTCGGCTACCTCCACGACCCGCTGATGAACATGACATGGGACAGTGTCAAGAACTACAGCATCGTGGATACGGGGGCGGCTACAGACCCAGAGCAGGCGTTCTTACAGTATGGTGCAGACCGCACCGTGGTGCTTACCCGTAACGTGGACCGGGTGGTGGCCTCTCTTCGCAGGCTAGACTTCCCCGTAGGCCGAGAGTTAGTTGAGGCGTGGGACGCCCGTCTTAGGGAGTGCGCTAGAAAGTACGGGCTGCCCTTGTTTGACTACGGGGACCTGTTCGGCAGACACGGCTACATGGAGGAGGCCGCGCGATTAGCGGACAGACTTGGCGAGGACTGGGACTCAGTTCGGTGGACCAACCAGAGGGAGGTCAACGTGCAGCACAACATTACGGAGTACAGCCGACCCGGCTATGACCAGTACTTGCGGTGGCTCCGTGCATCCTAGGTTCGCGGAGCGCATAGCCAAGCAGCTCTATATACGCAAGTGGAAGATGGGGTGGAAGCCCCCGGCCCTTGCCAAGTGGCTGCAGGAGCGGTTCCCAACCATGACTACCGAAGATGGGCAGCAGGTGAAGGACAACATCCCACCGGGGTTCCACGGCACGCAGCCTCCCACAAAAGCATAGGCAAAGAAATACCCCCTACCTTATACGTATAAGGTAGGGGGTTGCTTGTATCTGCTAGCAGCCGTAGCCTTTAGTCCACGAGTCGTCGTACAGTGTGCGTTCCCAGTTGTGATGTACGATCCGAGCTACCTTCTCGCTCTGGCAGTCGCTGACTGCACTACCGTAGAAGGCCCACAGTACGTAGTGGACAGTCTCGTGTACTACCACGGTACGAGTCCATACTGGGTCTAGGGTCGGGTTAATCAGGATGTACGGCTCTCCATCGTACACGAGTCCGTAGAGTTCCCACCCCGGAGGAGCAAGGTCCAGAACGGCCTTAGTTAGTATAACCACCGGCTTGTCAATCTTCCGGCAGTTCACCCTGTCGTACCCCAGCCCTTTGAGCTGTGAGCATAGATAGTTCCACTCCTCTTTAGTCACGCCGTTAGACGGCGGCGTGGCAGTGACCGACGCAGTCGAGAAGACGCAGAGCAGAACGACAACAAGGGCTTTCCACACGGTCGTGATTCCTAGCTAGAGTGTAGACGATAGGTACGGGCCAGAGTCAGGTCGGACAACTGGACCTTTTGGATTTCAATGCCAAAGCGCCACGCCTGCTTCCTGCAGGCCTTCGTAAGTACATCCGAGAAGTCCTCGTGTTGTACTTCTTCCCAAGTGTGGGAGGCTACTAGCGCACCAATGGCTCCATAACTGGAGTCAATGCACGCATCATCTACTCCCTCAACTTCCAGTAACGCCTTGCGCACGTCCCGTATCTGGGCCGTCACAACACCCGCTACAACCACAGCCTTCCCATCCTTAGTAGTCAAGGACTGGGACCCGAGATTGATCGTCCTCGGTACGACGTTATCGGCCATCACCCTGTCCACTTGGAACGGTATGATCCAGTGGAATCCCGGTTCTAGGTCCCGTACGGGCCTGCCAAACCGCAGGACTACTCCCCGCTCAAACTCGTCAATGACTACGAAGGGCACGAAGAACGATGCCCACTGCAACAGTACATCAATGAGTTTGTCGAACATTAGGTATCACTCTGACTACGACGCCAGTAGCGAATACCCACCGTTGCGAAGAACAACGTCACTAACATCAACTGGTACCACGTGGGGGTACCGGCTAGGGCAGCGAAGCCACTGGCCACGTACTTGTCCAGCCCCGGAACGAACGCCATCACCGCAGGGATCGATACCACGATCAGGGTGTACTCGTCCTTCCATGAGTTCTCGGCCTGCCGAGCAAACTCCATCTCCCAGTTCATATCGGCTGTCAGCCCTGCCTTGACTAGCTCGATCTTGCGCTGATGCATAGCTTCGGCATACTCTGCCTTCTGCTTGCGCTCCTCATGCTTGACCTGCTGTCTCGCCTTTAAGTAGTCTACTATCGGCGCAGCGATCCCACTGGCAAGCCCACTAATCACGCTTACAATTCCGGCCATTTGTCCTCCTCCATCATACGGGACAGGCGCACTGCCCGCGTCTTGACTTGTCGTGCCCACAGGGACAGCAGCATGTTCTCTGCCGCTTCCTTGTACCGTCCTTCCTTGACCATCGCCAAGGTGCGGACGAAGCCGAGCAGGCGTGGAACTCCCATGTTGAAGGCCATGTCCAGTAGCACGGCGTACCGTACCTCTGACAGGTCCTTCGCCCACGGTAGTGCCGTATCCAACTCCCGCTTGTGCTCTGCGATGTCCCATTCTAGAAGTGCATCTATGATGTGCTCCGGGAGCTTCCCTCCCCTGCGGTCATCGATCAGATGGCCCACCCCTATGGTCAAGTACCCCAGAGAGTCCTTGTAGGCGTGAGCTACCCGGCCCTCATGGTGGGCGAGAAGCTTCTTAATCCCCCCAGTCATCCCACTCCCCTACGTTCTGGTACTGGCTCGCCAGTTCCCCACGAATCATAGCCTCGGACAGTGCCTTACCTGACATGCCAGAAGTGATGGGGTCAGTCGATAGGCCAGCAAATTCCCTGAGCATTTCCTTGTGGGACGTAGCATCCCGCTTGAGCGCCTTGTTCAAGAGCTTCTCGGCCAGCCGCACGCGGAAGCCTGCCTGTGCAATCTCGTGGCCAACGGCGTGACGGACGAGACCCGCGAGAGCCACGTTCACAAATCCGATAGGCTCGCCCACCTTTGTATGCTCCGCTGTGCGAGCTGCGTGCTGCATCGTCACTAGGTCCTTGTCGTTCAGACCCATAGACTTAATCAGCTCCGGGTTCTCCTTGCGGAACCTCCGGATGTTGTTCGCAACGGCGCGGTAGTGGCCCTGCGTAGGCTCCGGATTGTCGAGGAGCGGCTTCATCAGGTCGTACATTACCGACCCGTGAACCGCCATCTTCACCCGAGGAGAGTCTTTCGTCAACATCATGATGCTGTCATAGATGCGACTAGACTGCTTGCTCCCGAGCATCGAGCTGGTACCGATGATGGTACTGGCCAGCTTCTGTGGAGTCATGGCCGGGTCCGTGATGATATCCCGGACAGCCTTGTGCTCGTTCCAGTTCTCCTTGTACGCCCCATACAGGTCCTGCGCGTTCCGCCATGCTTCCCAAGGAGCATCAATGCCCTTGGCGGCGTCGGCCTTGAACTGAGCGTCGAGCATCTCATCCAGACGAGACCCGATCCGGGACACGGCAGCTCCATCGCTCGTGCCGCGCAAGTCCTTAGCCCGCTTGATGAGCTTCTCTCGGACGGCCTGTAGCTCCTTGAGTTCTTGCCTCTTGATGAGTATGCCTTTGGGGGCCTGTCTCGGGAGGAGAGTGTTCTTGCCGAGCTTCGTGGTTATCTGGGTGTTGAGGCCCATGAGGTCCTGCAGGGAGGCCTGCACGGAGGACGACCGGATGTCGAACCCGTCCCCAGACAACTCCTCAGCTAACTGCCGAGCAGTACCCTTAGCCCAAGATACATCCGTGAAGTGCTGCTGATTACGGAAATCGTTCCACGCCTGATTCACCTTGCGCTTCTCGGCAAGTTTGGCAGCATTCAGCTCCCGCCCAACCTCGCCGAATCCTGCGCCGCGAGTATCTGCGGACTCACCCTCAGCTACCCGACGGACAGACTCGTGGATGCGGTCCCTACGCAGCTCGATGCCTAGTTTCTTGGCATTAGCCTGCAGGTCTGCAGCCACCTTGTCAATGCTCGCCTGCTGCGCCGCACGCTCAACTTGGTTGGCGTGGACGGTACCGAGAGTACTCTTGGCCCACGTCTCCTTGAGTCCTGCCTTTACGCCCGACTTGATTCCTGCCTGTACCCCGGCCTTGACCGATCCCGGCCCGAACAGGAGCAGGCCTGCATTGGCTGTGGTCTCTAGTGCCGTGGCGACGAGGGGGTTACCCCGAGCCATGGTCATCGACGTGTCCTTCACGACCTCGTCGACCTTCTCCATAGCCGGAGCAACGGTCTCGAACAGGGCCTTGCCGTAGTCCGACTTCGGGGACCACGTAAGGAAGTCCGACACGCTCTTAACGACGTCCGATGCCTTGCCCGCCCCCACGAAGGGGAGCGAGGCGAGACCCACGAGGCCGCCAACGGACGCACCGACCGCGCCTGTAGCAAGTGTAGCAGCGGCGTCTGCCGCCCCGACTGCGACCTTGCCCTTGCGGCTCATAGGGTCGAACTCAATCTGCGGCTTGTAGTCGGCGGGCTGTTCTACCGGAGCCTCGGCAGGGGCAGCCTGCGCCTGCTGGGATTCCGCCCAGAGACGCTGTGCCTGCGCGATAACGGTAGCATCGTCGGCTCCGTCCGGTCCTTCTACCGAGATGGTAGTACCGTCTGGAGCTTGGACGTCATAGATTGCCATTAGTTCTGTCCCGGTCGTTTAACGATCTTCCACGCCCCCTGCTGTGCTTTGGGCTGGACGGCAAACCTACCAAACCTCTGTTCGAAGTCGGCTCGCCGCTGATCGAAGATAGCCCGGCTCTCCGGTGCCCAGATACGGTCATGCATTTCAGGGGTAAGCTGAGACTTGGCGATATCGTAGTGACGGAAGGATTCCTCCACCCGGTCGTACAGAGTCTGTCGCAGCTTGTTCGGATCAGCAAGACCCTCGCCTGCAAGCTTGAGTGCGTTCTTGAAGTCGTTGTCAGAGTAGCGGTTGTTGCCCGGCTCCTTGGCACGCATGATCGCATACGTGATATTGAGCAGGTTGGTCCTAGCACGGATCGCGTCGGTACCAGTCTTACGCAGGCGCTCCGGAACGTACTTGCCCATGACGGCATCGACGTCCCCCTTGTACTCCTTGTACAGTTCGTTCTGACCAGTACGGGCGTCCACCGTCTTGCGCTTGCCCGTCTCCTTGTCGTGTCCCTCGACCTCTACCTCGACGGCCCCCGGCGCAACGCCGAACACCTTGCCGACGTTGTTGATGGTGGACGTTACGTTGTCAGCCAACTCTGTGGCGCGTGACGCTACTCCGCCACCCCACCCCAAGATATCAACCTGACCGTCGCGGGTAGCTGCCCCCACGATGATATCGTCGAGCTTCTCTACGCCGTCCATCATCTGTGTGGAGGCTGTCTGTATCTGCCGGTAGCCTTCGGCTGCCGTCGGCGTGAGCATCGACTCCCCGCCACCACCACCGCCCCCAGTAGGAACGGGCGGAGCGTGCGTGGTGTACTCCCCCGCCCGGTAGACGATGTTCCCATCGGCATCCACGGCGTTGAAGTCATCATCCATGCGCAGGTCACGGGCGTCCGTTACATCTCTCGACCCAACGGGCCAGACGGTAGCTTGGCGCTTGAGGCCCCAACTGAACCGCTCGGCCTTGGCGGCCTCGGGGGCCATCTCTACTTCGATTTCCCCGAGCTTATCTTCCCGTCCGAGCTTCCTGAGCTGGAGGTCCTGTACCTCGCGTGCGGCCTTGGCCTGCTCGAACTGCTGCATGGCCATCGAGCCGATCTCCGGGAGACCGTTGCGGAAGGCAGCCTCGGCCAAGAACTTCTGGTAGACCAGAGCCTTGTCCTTCTCCTTCGCTTCCGGATTCTGGGCGAGCCACTGGTTCATCGACTCTCCGGCCACCTTGGCCGTGTCGATCCTACGCGACTCCTGATCCGACGGCTTGTAGCCACGATTCCCTAGGGCGGCAGCGAACAACGCCCCGGCCTGAGCGGTACCGGCAGCGGGGCCACGATAGCCGAGGTTGTCAGCAAGCTGCACGCCGGTCTGTTGCCGACGAAGCAGGTCCTGGTCTCTCAGCCCTTGGTCTGTAATGTCAAGGCCGAACTGCGAGAGCAATCCGGGATACATCTGGTCGTTAGGCATTACTTAAAATCCCGGAAAGCTGAACTGCGGGACTGAGGCGTAGGCCTGCTGGAGCTGCGCAGCGGAGAGTCCAACATTGGGCTGACCGCCGAACATGCCAGCAAACCCGCTCGGGTTAGCCGCCATGGCATTGCCGAAGCCCTGCAAAGCGGCGCCAATCCCATTGGGCTGGAAGCTATTAGCCGCCGACGCCTGTGCTGCCGCCGCGCCCATACCGGACTGGTGTCCGAGATTGGCGTTGCCCTGCAACTGGTTGTACATGTTGATCTGGTTGCCGTGCAGGCCCATGCCGGTGTTAAGCGCGCTTTGCTCAATCCCGGAACCGAAGCCAAACAGCGACGTGGCATTAGCCATACGCTGCTGTGCCCGACTGTTAACGACGTCCTGCGCAGTCATCCCGGCATTATAGCCTGCCCCACCAAACTGGGCCTGCTGGCTCAGGAGGTTAGCCTGAGACCCGAGGGCATCCCCGAACATCCCATACATCTGGCCCTGCTGGCCGATGGCCCCCAACTGCTGCCCCATGGCCCCGAGCTGGCCGTTGAACAGGTTGCCACTCAAACCGAGCCACCCCTGTCCCTGCGCACCGGCAGTCTGTAGACCGCCCATGCCGGCCTGCATCATGTTTGCGCCCATGCCCTGCTGCTGTAGAGCAGCCTGCTGGTCCCTGCCGTAGAGGGCCTCACTCAGGTTCATGGCGTCGAGCTGACGAGTCGTATCCGCCTGACCGAGGCCCGTCGCAAAGGCCTGAATGTCTCGGCCCCCACCCGTGCTGCCCATGCGGCCCATGGCGTGCTGCTTAGTAAGCATCGCGTTCTGTGCGCGCTCTTCGTACGGGGCAGCCTGCTGACGCAGCAGATTAAGCCGGTCGTTGAACACACCCTGATAGCTCTGCGGGGTAGTCCCGAGCAGATTGCTACCCTGATTGTACATGTCCTGCGCCATGTTCCCGGCACCGAGGCCCTGCAGGGCCTGCTGCATACCGAAGAGGTTGGCGTTGCCGCCCATTCCGGCAAACTGGGCACCCACGCCGCCCGCCTGCGCTCCGATAGCGCCAGACTGATTGCCCAATCCATTGAAGGCCCCGCCGAGCATCCCGTAGCCTGCACCAAGGCCAGCACTCTGGCCGCCAAGACTAGCCATCAGTTGCTGGTACTGGTTAGTTCCCGCAGGGTTAAACTGGGACGCCGAGAGGGCGTCGCCAAACATACCGGGCATCTGCCCGAGTGCGTCCTGCGCAAGACCCCGACCCGCCGCTCCGTAGGGACCCCCGCCGAGATACTGGTTCGCCAGTGCCCCATACTGATTAGCATAGGCCTGCTGCTCAGGCGACAGGTCCATCTTAATAGTCGATGGACGGCCCTTCTTGCCCTTCGTATAGTCGACCGTGCCGTACGCCGATTGGACGTCCCACGGATTGTACTTGGGAGCCTTGGGTTTGCCGCCAAGCAAGCCACCGGCAATAGAGCCTACTGCTCCGATACCTGCTGCCATTAGTGCCATGTTACTTGCCTGCTATCTTTCGTTCAATGCGGTCGAGTTGCTCTTTGATGGCAACGGTTCGTTCATCTACCCGGACAGAGATTTCCTTGTCCTTCTCTATGTAGATGTCGTGCTTCTCCGTGACTGTCTGCACTTCTTTGATGTCTCGGGAGAGGTTGACGTAGCCAGTGACTACGGTAGCCACAGCCACACCTGCGGCCCCCAGCCCCTTGAGTGTTCCGAATAGGAAGTCGCTATTCATTAGAGGTATACCTCGGCCTGTAAGGCGAAGGTATTAGACGCAATGGCAGTAGCGGTTCCAGTAAGACCAATCTCGTACGTGCCAGTAACAGTGTTACCTACTCCCGCACTGGACAAGTCCTCTAGTGTCCACGAGCGATTAGTCCCGAGATTCAGCCACGTGCTAAGAGCTGAGCCAGTCATAGAACCCGTGTCGCCTGTAACGGTAACCCGTATGTCGTAGTCCGCCGCAGACCCAGCAGGTAGCCACGTAAAGGAACTGGACCCACCGTTTCCGGACCCTGTCACTGTTCCATCATTGTTGAAGTTGAGAGTGGCGTAAGCGTCAGCGGGATTCAACTCCGAGTCCGCAGCCGAAGCAGGCTCGCAGTTAAGGGCTACCCACGCAGCCTTCCACGCCCCAGCCACTCCAATCGATACCCGCACGACTTTCTTCCACGCGCCACCTACCCCTACGGATAGGTTGGCCACGTTCTTCCACGCGCCGCCCACACCTATGTTGATGCCTGCCATAAGTTATGCCGCGTACTGAATCCACAGGTCACCGGCAGCCGGAGTACCGGAGGCCGCTGCTGTGCTGACTGTAATAGCGCCACTCGTCTGAGTAGCTGAGGCGAAGTGGGGGAATGCACCGGCACCCGAATAGATCGGAACCGCCGAGTAGGTCCACACACCGGAAATCGTCTCTGCAGACGCTAGGCGCGGGAACACCGTGCCGTTCGCAATCTGGGTCTCTGCGATGGAGAGGGACGCCTGATGCGCCGTCACCGTAGCAGCAGGAACCGTCACGCCAGTGGAGAACGTCCACGTACCACTGATGGTCTCGTTGGCTGCGACTCGGGCCAGCACCGTGCTGTCCGTGATCTGCGACTCAAGGATGGTCAGACTGGCCTGATGCTGCGTGACGGAGGACGCCCCCACTCGGGCGGCTGGGATCGTACCCGACGTCAGGTTCGTTGCACTCAGGTTGCCGAGGTCCACCGTGCAGACCAGCGAGGTCCCACTGATAGACATTTGCGAACCAGCACCGAGGTAGTTCACCTGCCCTGCGCTGTCATCCCAGAACAGAATGTAGTCAGCGTTGGGGTCGGAGAATCCGGCAAGGTCCCGAAGGAGACCGCCGTTCTGGTCCAATACAGCGGAGACGCCAGCAGCCGTTACGGCACGAGCCGTGTCAGTTCCCGTGACTGCCTCAGCCGTGGTGGCAAGCTCTACCACGCCTTTGGCCGTATCGGTAGCAGCCGGAAGGTTAGCCACTGCCACGAGGGCGGAGGCATCTAGGCCGCAGTATCCACTAGCTACGCCCTTGTCAGCCGCGTCCTCTTTCGAGGAGATGGCCGTGGCGATCTCTGCAAACTCTGCATCGATCTCTGATCCCTTAATGCGCTTGGCTGCGTCGCCCGTCGAGAGCGCATCCTTGGGGGTGTAGCTTACGTTCTGGGTGTAGTCAGTCATTAGGAGAGTCGTCCAATCTTGGAGAAGAGCGTGAGCTTCTGGATAGAGAGCGAGGAGTTGTTTATCAAACAGGAGATTCCGAGTTGGATATACTGCCCCGTGCCGCTTGCCGGAACTCGGCCCTCACGTAGCATTACGCCGCCACCAAACTCTGAGAGTCCCCACTCGGCGAGTCCCCACTCACCTCCCGACGATGTGCCAGTGAAGTTCTTGGACATGGTACGGAAGGTACTGGAGAAGTCGAACGCCCACTTGAAGTTGACGTCGATGGTCGAGTCGGAGAAGAACACACCCTCGTACCGCTTAGGTATCAAGGTGAACCCCTGCTGCGTCAGGTCGATCCAGCCCGAGTTGTACTCGAAGGAGTAGGTTGAGGTATCGTCCAGTGCGCCAGTATACTGGCCCAGTTCTCCTACGCTGCCCTTGCGGCTCATGAGGAGAACGCCGCTACGGCGGACGATCATTGCGGTCGGCACTAGGGTCCACGTTCCGGTACACCGGGCGGAGCCATCGTCTAGCTTGCCGCGGGTATCGAAGGAGAACGCAATGCCCGATTCCTCAGTACCCGTCGAGGGCAGGGAAAGGAGGAAAACCCTGTCCCTTGGCGAGTACGAGGATCGGAGTAGGGTGAGGTCGGCTGACGCGACGTAGGTCCCAAGGAAGTCCTGCACGTTCAGCGAGAGGTTGCTGAGTGGGTTGGACTTCTCTTGGATCACGCGGCCCAAACTCTGCAGGCCGTTCGCTGAGAGGAACCAAAGGTCCCCGTCGACTTCCTGCACGGAGTCGCGGGCTATGCAGCCCGTACCTCGGACGATATCGACCACGTACATCTGGGTTGGGTCGACGCCTAAGACGCTACCCGTACCGTCAGCATACATGACGATGTTGTTCTTGCCGAAGATCACGAGCATACCGTTGTAGGCAGCCATCGCCGTGATCTGGTCGTTGCCCGGCCACACGTTCCAGAGGTCGATCACTCCGGAGTCTGCTGACGTCCAGTCCGTACCATCCAGAAGGGCGGAGTAATCGAGGGTGTGACCATCCGTGTTGCTGATCCACAGGCGACCAAACGCGGACAGGCCAACTCCGCCCGTGGGGGCGTTGACGTCGGCTACCGCTGTGAAGTTACCCGTGCCTGTGTAGTAGCAGGGGGCTTCGCCCGCCATGACGCCATAGATGCTATTGTTGAAGTTGAGGAACTGCCAGTTGCCGCCAGTGAAAGTGAGGGCACCAGTGACGGCGGTCCACGAGGCACCGTCGTTCGTGCTCTTGTACAGCGCCGTGGCTGTGGAGCAGACAAGCTCAGTGGTGGCATCAGACTTTACGAACTCCTCGGCCTGCACGATGGTAGCGCCGATAGCAGATGTGGTAACAGAGTTCCACCCATTGCGGGCTGCAACACGACCACTGTCATCGATGACGGCATTGAGAAGGACCGTAGCCCACTCGGGGCCAAGGGTCGATCCCGACTGCTGTTTGTTCAATCCCTTGAAGCCGGGAGTCACTAGCGGAATATGCAGTAACTCGGCTCCGCCATGTCGTCTCGGCTGCGGCATATTAGTCTCGGTAGAACTCGAACTTGTTGGTGCGACCGCTGTTCATCTGGTCAGCCTCCTTCGCAGCAGCAAGGGCCTTATAGTACCGCTGTTCTGCCACGTTACCCGGCTCGCCCAGTTCTTCGCCGCGCTCATTGAGAGCAAGGTATAGGGCACCGAGAACGAGGGGACGCTCCGGGGCCAGTACCGTGGTGGAGACGGTGGAAGACTCGGACGAGATCACGGCTTCCGGGGTGTGGAAGCGAATCTCAAAGATGCCCGTAGAGGCGTCGGGGGTCGGCCACAGGGCCAGACGGAATCCGTCCCCGTCCTGCCGCAAGGCAAAGACCGTGGGCTGGATAGCCTCCTGTGAGGTATCCGACTTGTATAGGTCTACGTACTTCTCCCACGAGACTTGGGGAATCTTCGTGCTCTGCGTGGCAGAGACGGAGTCGTACCAGTACGCAGCAGGCGTACCTTCTACCTGCCGCACGAGGGACTTGGCCGTGGTCGGGGTGTACCCGTTCGTAACGCCACCACCGTCCGCTATCGTCGCGGACAGATCGTATTCTTCCTGTGAGGCAACCGCAGCAACCTGCACGTCGTAGTCCATGTTGGACCAGTCATGCGCGTCCAGAACCTCAGCGTGGACCTCGGCGAGGAAGTCCACGATCAGGATGGTATAGTCCGCAGTGAAGTCCGTGACCTCATCCTCCCGCAGTCTGCGGAGAACGCGGTTGACTAGTTGGAGGAGAGTCATGGGAGGTTAGACCTTGTCGACGTCGAGGCCCGGCCTGCCGCCACCACCGCCGCCCGGACCCTTGTACGGGGGCTGCTGTTTGTCGGCCTTGCGTCGGCGGTATACCGAGACGCCCAGTACCAGTACTAAGACCAGACCAACGAATACTACTACTTCCATATCATGCTCCTAACTTATGCAATCTTTTCGACGACTAACGTCATGCCAGCCATACAGGTGGTCACCGCTGTCGTCTCGGACCGAAAACGCAGTTGCGCTGTTCCGGTGTTACTAGTCGTGATCAGCAGTCCGTTACCTACGACTGGGTAGGTCGAGGTGCCCGGCATACCTGAGGAAACACCAACGCTCGCATCGTCCGCTATACTGTGTCCACCTGACAGGGTGCCAGTGTTGGCAAGTTGGTGGTGGAACTGTACGTTAATGGACGTCACGGCGCTGGACAGATCGAACTGGAACCCGCAGCCGGTAGTTGCCGCGGTAGGGGCCACTCGGCCCATAAACCAGATGCGGTACTTGCTGTTCGCCTCGTAGGTGAATACTAGTCCGGTCAGTGGGACCGGGGTCGTGTTCGCTCCCGTGGCTTGGTCACTCGCCAACGTGGCTACGAGTGTGTAGCTATAGCCCGGACCGGCAGGACCGGTGGGACCAGTTGCACCGGTCGTGCCCGTAGACCCCGTATTGCCGGTCGGTCCAGTCGGACCGGTGGGTCCGGTGGGCCCAGCCGGGCCAGTAGGCCCCGTCGGCCCTGCGGCACCTGCCGAGCCTACAGCCGCGTACCGTCTGTGCATCGGCTACTCCGGCCAATAGGGGGTTAGGGTGGTGGGATAGGTCTTGGATTCGGGGAGCGTGGCAAAGCTGAAAGCTAGCCCATCGCTGCGCAACCGTGCCCGGCCATCACGGAAGAAAGACTGGACTTCGCCCAAGGTGGCCAGTAGGACACCATTCACTCCAGTGGGTGTTGCGCCAGTGACGATGGCAGGAACTTCCTTCCATCCTATCTCGACGAGCGCCTTGAGGCGATTGAGACCAGCAGCCATCCACATGTCGTGGGGCGGACGGTTCTCAATGAACAGTGGATTGACGAGACCGTTCGCACGGATATCCTCAACCAACGCAGGAAACCACGAGTTGTCGTCCGAGAGGGACTTGACTGGGGGTCTCCAGTTAATCAGGTGTACCGGCACGTGCCGACAGAAGTAGACAGGGTACGGTAATTTCATGTAAGCCTTATACGTATAAGGCTAGCCCCCCGAAGGGGGCGTCCCTTTTTTGGTTAAGGCCAGACGTTCGTGGCGCGCTTGAGCACAACGCCGTAGAACGTGGGGTTCGCAGCAAACGAAGTGTCCGCATCCGTGCCTTCAACATTGAAGGTCGTGACCGTCACAACGCCCGCAGCAGTAACCGCCGCCGTCACGATCTGCGCGTTGTTGTCAACGCCAGCCGTGATAAGAACGAAGTCACCCAGAGAAGCTCCCGGAACCGAGACGTCGCACTGACCCGCAACCTGCGCAGCCAGAGTGTCGTCATCGCCCGCAAAGCTGAACGGAATAACCTCTGAGAACAACGACTGGAACTGATGCCTGCCCGAGGCTCGCGCCTTGTTAGAGGTATCAGTGATAGCCGTGATGTTAGTCGACATATGTGTTTCCTAGTGTAAGGGGGTCCCCTCCCGGAGGAGGGGACGTTAAGTTACGCCGGGACGACGATAGCGATACCAGCCTCAGGACGCAGAACGCCCTTGCCGATCAAGAGGTCAGCCGTGAACAGGTCCGAGAGGTACTCCTGCTTGTACTGGCTCTGCGAACGGGGGCGCATCTGCTCGATCAGCACGAGGGCATCCTTCTGGAACAGAAGGGCCGCGCGCTGGTCGACAGCCGCACCGCCGTCAGCCACGGTCGGGCAGTTGGTCGACACATACAGCTCGACGCCGTACAGGTTACCAATGCGACCGTTCTTGATGGCGTCACCCGAACCGACGAACGCCTGCTCCGTGAACCGGCTGATGCCGAGGAGGTTACGCTTTTCCACCGGGGGGATGACGAGGACGCGACCGACGCTAGACACGTCGTTGTCGTCCATCTTCTGCAGCATGATACGGAGACCTTCGTCCGTGATCGTAGCCGCGTTACCAGCGTTGGCATTCGCCGCAGCCGACCACGCAACCAGAGCACCAGCGTTGGGGGTACCGATCACAGCCTTGCTGTAGGCCGTACCTTCCACCGTCGGGGACGCATCCGCACCCGCAAGCTTCGCGCCTTCGGCGTGGAGCAGCGAGTCGACCTTCTTCGCCAGAGCGTAGCCAGCGTCGTCCGTGTAGAAGCGACGGAGGGCATCCGAGGCCTGCACGCCAACGATGTCTTCGATCAGACGGCTGTACTCCCAGTGCTGGTCGATGTAGAAAGCCTTCGTGCTTTCCTGATTCGAGATCAGCGTGACCATCGTCTCCGCAGCCTTCTGCGAAGCAGCGCCACGGACCGGCTTCGGGATGTGGATCGTGTCGCCCTTCTTGCCCACGAAGTTCATCGTGTTGACAAGCTGCGGCATGACCAGATTCGCCTTGTACGTGGCGATAATCTCGTCCGACCAGAGTTCCGGAACGAATGCACTGTTAGACCGAGTGCGCGAGGCTGCCGTCACTTCCGTGAGGGTGATATGTGCGGTTGAACCGCCAAGACCTGCCATGATAAATTACCTTTGAGTGTGTGTGTTAGTCAACAACACGACCCTCAGCGTAGGCTTGCTGAATCGAATCACCGTGCGCGTTTAGCCATCGTTCCGCTTCCGCATTGCCGCGCTTGGCCGCAATACGCTTCTCCATCAGGGCGCTACGTGAGTAACGCTCGACCGTCTCGGGAACGCCAGCGCCCGCAGACTCAAGCCCTGCGGCTTGGACCTTCTGCTTTCGCTCACGCTTCTTCTCTTCCGTTACAACCTTCTTCTGAGTGTCGTAGTAGGTGCCGAACAATTCGTCGGCTGCATCGATGTTTCCCTGATCCGCTGCCTGTGCCAAGCGCACCCGGTACGGGCGCTCCTTGATCCAGTTCAGCATCGCCGGGTCCTTGACGTCGTCCTGCCAAGTCGGATACCGGGTGGTAAACGCGGCCATGGCCTTCTCGACCTTGCCGTTGTACAGTTCTCGTTCAAGCTGCTCGATGCGTTCGTTAGACTCTTCCTTGACAACTTTACGGATGACCTCATCCGGGTTCTCGTAGATTTCGTCTACCGTAATGGGCTTCTTACTTGTGGCCTCTGCCCGTGTATCTGACGTAGGTGATTTGAGGGCGAGGAGTTCGTCAACGCTGCGGCGCAACGCACCGAGGTCCTGTGCCTGTCTGCTATTGAGCTTCTCTAGCTCGCTGTAGCTCTGGGCCACTTCCTCGACTGTCTTGCCTTTGAAGCGTTCGGGGATTGCCGCACCTTCCTGTCGCTGTTCGCTCTGGTCGGATGCGTCCTCGATCTCGCTGTCGATCTCGTCCTTCACATAGTCACTATACTTAGCCATTTATGTTTCCTAATCCTAATGTGGGTACACTCAAAGTGTGTATTGTCCCTATTCTGCGGTGCCGGATGGCGCATTCTCCGCAGTACTACTTGCCCTTTGACGCACGACTGTGGACCTTAGCCCACCTGTCGTACGCGCTAGGGAATCCAGAATCCAGCCCCATCTTGGGATCGAACGCCGCCGTCTGCACTTCTAGTGTAGCGGGTTGGGCGCACGTCTCACAGAGGGTTGGATTGTGCCTGTCGTCCACGCTACGGAGAGAGTCCGTCTCGTGTCCGTTCTTGCATCTGTAGACGTAGAACGGCATTACTCTTCATCCTCGTCCGCGCTTGCCTTCCTGATGGACGTAGTAGTATCCTGCAGGTTAATCAAGCGAGCGAGTTGTTCGGCCTGGCCTCGCAGGTAAGCAACCGTCTCAAAGTTCTTGGCCTCAAGGGCCTCGGCCTGAAACTGGTAAATCTGCTTACGAGCCTCGTCAACTAGGTGCCGCCACCCGGCACTCCCGAACATATCATCCAAGTCATCAAAGTATCGAATATCTTCTTGGGTCAGCATGGGGCCTCCTTTAGACACCTTACTTAGCCGTAGTTTGCTTACGTGCCTTCACCATCTCGATCTGGTTCCTCTGGGCTGCAATGTCGTTCTGGCGCTCTGCCATGTGCGCCTTACGTGCGCCAATCGCTGCGTTCGCTGCCTGAATGTCGACCTTGTCATCCTCCAAGTCTGCCAGTACCATCTCCCTATTGGCCTTCGCCATAGATAGCTTCGCGCTTGCTTCGGCTTCTGCAGCCTTGGCATTCTCCACTCGGAGCTGCGCCTCCATCAGAGCCATCTGGATTTCCTTCATCTTCTTCTGCTCAGCCTCCTGCTCAGGAGTAGGCGGCTGGTTCATCGCCTCGATGGCCTTCTTGAGTTCGGCCTTCTCTGAGGAAGCCGTGTTCGAGAAGATGGCCTTGAGGATCAGACCGTGTGCAGGAGACTCGGGAGGGGTGAAGCCTAGCAACTGCGTGAGTTGCGCCATCTCCACTTCCTTAGCCATGATCCCCATGCTGGCCTTCACAAGGAACTTCATGTCCTTGGGATACCGCTCGGGGTCGAACTGCATGTAGCGCCACGTTGACCTTCGGATCAACGGGCCGAGGAACTGGCGTTCGATGTTCTGCATGGTCCGCTTGGAACGCTTGAGCATCCCGGACTGCATCATCGACATGCCACCAGCAGTCTCATTCCTGCTGTTGATGCCGAGCGGGGTGGCCGAGTCCATAGACCCGGTGCCCTGCTGCACCATTCGTTCCATGTCTCCCGACTGCTGGAAGGTCAGAGCGAGGCCTGCGGCGTTGAAGCCGATAGGCTCGATGACTTCCGACGGGCGACCACGGGTGAAGAACACCTTGCCGGGACGCACGCGCATGTCAGGATTACGAGGCATACGCCCCATGTCTGCCCCAAGCATAGGAGCAGTCATCAGTGCGAGGGCATCAATGCGTGCCCTAACCTCTGAGTCGAGGGCCTTCTGCGGGTTGTAGCCCTTCTCGGCTACGCCTCTACCCCAGAACTCACCCGGCACGGTGTCGTGCTGGTAGGCCACAATCGGGCGGTCCTTCATGGTGAAGGGGGAGGCAGTCGCACGAAGCACGAGGGCTTCGTTGGCTACGGTGACGATGGACTCAACCAGCTCGTCCCCCTCCTTGTCCTCAGCACCGTCGACCCATCGGGCCGGGACCATGCCGTAGAACTCGGTGACTAGAACACCCTCATCCTGCGAATCTACCGTCGAGGACGACCCAGTACCAGTGGAGTCGCCGCGCCTACCATTGAATCCTTTGATCTCACCCTTGGCGTAGACTCCTGCATCCTGCTTCGCCTTGATGGTGTGCAGGGGCTTGATGAACTCGTGGGCGCAGAACAGCGCCTCATCGATGGACGTCGCTGACGGATCGATGACGAATTCATCGGGGCGGACGGGGTAGACAGCTACAAGGACTCGATCATCATTGACCGGCTTGCCGTCCTCACCCATCTGCTTGACGTCTTCAAGGTGGACGTTGATCTTGGCAATGCCCGTACCGTAGATCGCACCGAGCAGGAACACCTGCGCGATGGAGTCCGGGACCTGTGCCAGTTCGAAATCCTCAAGGAGTTGGTCGCGGTATACAACCGCGTCGTCCTTCTGCTCGTCGGCGATATCGTCGGAGATATCGAACCACGCCGTGCGGGAGAACACACTCTCCTCGATCTCAGCAACGGCCATTTCGATGGCCTGTTGGAGAGCGGGGGCGATCAGACGCGAGCGTTCGGAGTTGTTCGACGCATCTTCCGCGGCCCAGAACCCCCGCCAAAGGCGGGTATACTCGCTCCAACGAGCGCCGTACTTCTGGTCGCGGACATCCCGTCCCCGCTTGACCTTGTTGACTACGTAGCCAAGAAGGGCGGCCTTGGGAGTGGTGGCAGCCTTGTCAGACTCCGACCCACTGTTGAAGCTGCCATTGTTATCCAAGACTAGTATCCTGCGTAAGCGTCAAGTGGCTTCCAGTTATCAATCTGATCCGGCCCGTCAAACCACGGATCAGCGAGCTGATCGATGTAGGCTAGTGCGTCGAGCAAGTCGTCGTGCGACCGAGGGCTGGGGAAGTCTTCTGCCTGTTCGATGAACTTGGCGTTCCACGACCCCCGCAGGAGCTGGATTCTTCCCTTCTCGGCACGACCCTGCAGCGCCCAAGCGATGCGGTCCGTCTTTCTCTGGTTACCGTGTGTTAGGTCTTCGACCGTGAAATGCACCCCAAGGCGCATCATCTCATCATTCAAGTAGGGCATGACCGCATTCCGGGCCATACCTCGTTCTATCCCGATTCTACTGGGACGATGGTCCCTGTACGACTTCACGATCCGAAGCGCCGTCTCTCGCGTGTCCCACTGGCCACTGATGATATCCGTGACACACCATCCCCCTTGGTGGTTGACCACGATAGCAATGGCGTGGTCGTCGAGCCGGGAGAGCTTGCGGCCCCCCTCCGAGGACTCGAAACCTGCCAAGTCGCAGGCCACATAGTAGTCACCCGGAGAGGGGATGTTGTCTACAATCGGGAACATGCCCCGTGTGAGGACGATGCCCGATCCACCCTCGAAGGAGGCTTCGTACTCCTGCTTGAACCGGTCGGTGGCCATGCGGCCCCGCGCTGCCTCGATCTCCCGTATGGGGAGGAAGGGGTTCGTTGCAGAGGCGAAGTGCCACGACTTCCACTCAGGGTCGTCACCGAGGCCCCTCTGGTACAGCTCGTAGAAGTGGTTCTTGCCGTCGGGGGTACCGATGAACAAGGCCCCGCCCTCTGTCCGAGTAAGGGCCGGGCTGATAATCAGCTCCCAGACCTCTTCCTTCATGAACGCATACTCGTCCATGACGACGTAGGACAGGCCCACACCACGCAGGGAATCCGGACGGTCGGACCCCTTGATGCTGATACGGCGGCCGTTAATCAGCAGCAGCTCGCCCGTGTTCTCCCACTTGTTAGCAATCAGTTCGTGCCCTAGCTCCTTGAGGAGCGGCCACAGAATCTTCTTGCCTTGATCGAACGTCGGGGCTACGTAATAGACTTCCTCAAGAGAGAGGTCGACCACCACACCATCGCTGCGTACCTTCGAGGTTTTCGCGGCCTCGATAAACAGGGTGATGGCGGCAAGGTACGACTTGCCAAACCGTCGCCCGGCAGCCACCACTTTGAAGCGAGTGGTATCGTAGAAGATTTCCGCTTGCTTCGCGTGGAGACTTACTTTCATAGTTAGGGAGCTTCCGCCACGGGTATCCACCCGGTATCGTCGTACCGACCCTCGTCTTCATCTGGCCCGTCGAGCACGTATACGGGAGTATAATGCACCCACGCAGTCAGGCCCGTGGTCGACCCGAGGACAAATATCCACCGGAACCCATCGTCATCGTAGGTGTTCTGCTTACCTTCCACCCATGTAACGTACTCGACCGGAATATAATCGACCCATCTGCGCAGGCCGGTTATATCGGATAGTGGATATACCACCATCTGTTGCGGGTCTTGATCGCCGTAGACACCGGCTGTGGCATCGTCCCACGTCCCGGCGTCCCACGTATTAGCGTCCCAAGTCCCAACGCCCCATACGGTTCCAAGTGCCATGTATTACGGCCCCCACGGATTCGCGGCGCCGTCACCGAGGACGGTCGTACCGGCAATCTTCTTGAGGTTGGCGTCGACGTGTCCTGCCGCTGTGAACGTCAGGCTGTCGGTCTTCGCCTTGATGGCTGCCGTATCAACCTTAACGGCGGAGACCGCGGCATCCAGAGTCGTGCCGGTGTCTACGAGGATAGCTGCCGTGTCGACCTTCACCGCCGCCACTGCTGCATCCAGCGTGGTGCCGGTATCCACCAGAATGGCTGCCGAATCCGACTTGACGGCCGCCACGTCGGCGCTGACGCTGGCGCCTGCCGGGGCCCCGAGGCGGGCAAACGCATCGCCGGTCTGTGGCGTGTTGCCGGTGTAGGTGGTGAGCGTACCCACCGTCGTCACTGTCGGGACCGTCACGCCCGTGAGCGTCAGGCCCGTGCCGTCGACCATCGCCTCGAGGTTGTCCGCCGCTGTTGCGTCACCGCTGATTCGGGTAGCGTCTGCAAGGACGTACTCACCGAAGCTGCCTGCAGCAACGTGACCAGACCGCAGCTCATCCCAGACCGCGTCGGCCACAGCCGCCACTGTCGCGGCATCGAGGCCGCCCGGATGTACGATGTACTCCGAGTCCGTAGAAGGAGTCGTCGTCCACGCGAGGTTCGTAGTGGCCACCTTCGTGGTACCGTTGTAGTCGGTGATCTGCCGCGTCTGGCCTGCGCCAGTGCCCGAACGAATCGTGACGTACTGGTAGTTGTAGAGGTCGTTCGTGGCACTCGACCCTGTCGCATCGAACGTGATGCTAGAGGCGGCACCAGCCTGCGCTGTGCCAACGTGCAACTGCCCGCTCTGCATGAGCGCGCCGTAGCTAGCCTCGGTCGTGTGACCGGCCAGTAGCTCATCCCACACGGCGTCTGCAACCTCAGCCGCAGTCGGAGCGGAAGCACCGGGGATCGAGCCGAACGGCACGATGACGAACACGCTGTCGCTCGACGGGTTGGTCGCCCACGTCGAGACGGTGGCGACCTTGGTGCTACCGACGTAATCGGAGATGATGCGGCCCTGGCCGACGCCCGTGCCGGAGACGATGAAGATCGCCTGATTGTTGTAGAAGTCGTCGACCGCGGAGGCGCTGCCGTCGAGCGTGATCGTGGTGCCCGCGCCCGCGGCGGCCGTGGCCGAGCGGATGATCGCAAGCCGCGCGCCGAACGAACCGGCCGCGACGTGACCGGATGCAGCTTCGTCCCACACCTGATCCGCTACGGCATTGACTCCGGACGTGGTGAGAGAAACGCCCCCGCTTGAGGTGCTGATTTCTCCAGCTCCAGCGCCGCTCTTAACCGTAACCTTCGGGTAGCCGTTCGTGTCTACCGCAGCAATGGTCTGCCCGAGCCACTGCGCGTTGTCCACTTGCAGAAGGTCCGTCCCCATCAGCGAATCATAGACATTCGCCGGAAGGATCGTGAACTCGTGGAACACCGGGCAGTGGTCCGTGACGTAGTTGATCGACAGCATCGCGCGGCCGACGTAGTTGGTCTGCGCGGCCGTGAGTTCCAGGTCGTAGAACCCAGCGTCGTCGCCCGTCACATGCACGAAGTCGTTGTTGCCGCCGCTGCCCGTGGCGTTAGCATCAATGACGATCGTAGGCACGTCCGCGGTGTCGACCATGAAGGTCAACTTCTCGTTCGTTGCCGTGAGCGCAACCTCCGGGGTGATTCCATCGGTTTTGTCGAGGAACGGCCCAACCGTCAGGCGGACTGCTGAGTTCTGCTTTAGATAGCGCATGGGTTAGGACCGCCTCTGGCGATATTGATTCATAATGACGGGCAAGGAGCCCTCTGAATAGTTGGCGTAGTCGGTGATGAAGGCGTTGTTCTGCAACGGAGCGCCGTAGACGTCCGAAATCAGGAAGTGGTCAGAGTAAAGCGGATCAGATTCGGCTGAGCTGTGATAACCGACCTGCAAATTAGCGAACGCGGAAGCCGGCAGATACGTCGTTGAAAGAGCAAGGCCCGTGGCCTCTACCGCCTCAACCAACGACAGTGATCCGCCGCCTGCGTCGGTGTAAATCTCAATCGCCATCTTGTTGTTTGGAATGTCCCAACGCCCGACGAGGAAATACCACGTCCCGGCAGAGAGCGCGGCAGTGGAACTGGCGAGCGCGTGCCCGTTCGCTGCGTTGCCACAATGCATTGAGACTTTCGCGCCCGTTAGTCCCTGGAGGCCGATGCGGTCGGCGGACGCTGAACCGTAGCAGCGAATGCCAAACGTGGTCGCGTTGTTCATCGACCCGGACGGCACTTGCGCCCACATCGCCATCGACCCGGCTGAACTTCCGGGCGTCGCGGCGCTCGGCCAGATGCTCGATGCGTCAAAGGTTACGTTTGTCGCTGTGCTTGCCGGAGAGCTGTATCCGTAGCTCCCCGTTTTGGCGGCGCTCCCCGAGAACGTCCCCGCCGTGTTCGTCCCGGTCGTGTCCCCAGAGGAGTAGTCCGTACCGCTCAGGTTTGCGCTGTTTTCGGCATCGTAGAAGAATTTAAGGGCCATCAGACTCTCTCTCGTACGCGCCCTGGTCGGCACGGACGCCCTGCGGTCGCGCAACGTCCAGAATATCGGTTGCCGGGTAGTAGCTGTTGGTGACGACGTCCACCGAGGCGCTGCCCGCCGTCAGTCGGTAATCCTCCCCGGCAACGCTGACAAACCCCATCGACGCCGCGGTGCCAGTCCTGTTCTGGTACGTCGTAGCCGTTCCGGCAGAAACCGTCGAGGCGTCTGCCAAAATGTTGTTGGCGACGACCGACCCGCTATTGACGTTCCCAACACTGATGCCGTTACTTGGCGTGTCTACGACCGTGTTGTTGTAGATCAAAGCCTGGAACGTGATTGACCCGGAGCCAGCACCCACTGCTATTCCGCGTCCCGTGCGGGTCGCGTCGAGAGGAACAGTTGCGATGTCGACAACTACGTTGTTGTAAACCTCTGCCGTCCAAGGCCCGAAAGGAAGCGACGAAGGAACTTGATCAGTGAAAACTTGAATGCCGCGCCAGTAATTTCCGTTCACGACGTTGTTGTAGACCGAGGCGCAGCCGGTCAACTGCAATATGCCGCCGCACTCGAACGGACTGGTTGACCCTTGCAGACTGCCGTTGTTCACGACATTGTCATGGATCAGGTTTGTTCCGCCCATCCACGACTTCGTATTGATGCAGTCCCACCCCGTATTCTCAACGAGGTTGTGCCGCACGATGATGTTGCGTAACGGAATGCCACCGTCAGCCTTGGCAGTTCCCGCGGGCGTGTTGTCGTACCAGTTCGGGCCGATGTACATGCCCTCACCTTCGACGTTGCGAATCCGCATGTGCTCAAAGGTAAGGCTTTCGCGCCACTTCTTCGGCGTTCCGTAAGGTCCGACCGGGTCGTTGTTGGTGCTTACGCAATTATCGCGATACGTCCAATAGACCTTATCGTTCACCGACAAACCGATGCCGTTTGAAGATTTGGTGGTGGTGGAGCTGGTGGTGTACCCGCCATCGATCTCCACGTAGCTCACTGTCAGGAACGAGGAGACATTGGTGGCGGTATCGCCCACCCGCAGCCACGCAGATGGCGCGTCTTTCGTCGCGCCGATCGTCGTTGCGTACATGATCTTGATGCCGCAGTTGTCTGTGCCGCCCGTAGAATATCCGTCCACGTTGACGTATCGGCAGTTATTCAGTTGAACCACAAAACCACTAGACGATACCGTCGCGGAACGGAAGATCGCTACACCACCAGCCGCCGGGCGAATTGTGATTCGATTGTTGGCCGCCCCTAGCAGGTTCTTGAATTCAGTTTTTCCGTGGGTTCCCCCTTCTAACTCAATCACATCGTTTGACGTCGGCTTGCGCGTTACGCCACCGCTCGTCACCCAGTTAGCGCCGTTGAATCCTGCAGTCAGCGCACCGTCATACACCCTGCTTGCCGTGCTCGCCGCGATCGTATAGGTCGCAGTCCCAGCGATGGCTTTGTTCGTTGTCACATACCCTGACGCGCTCGCGCCGGCCAGGGCGCGCAGCCGGTAGTAGTAGGTCGTGCCGGGTGTGCGCCCTGTGTGCTGGTACGTCGTGGCTGTGCCGACGAACGTGATGGCGTTCCAGCCTCCAGTTCCGGTCAGCGACCAGTCGAGGTCGTAGTCGTCCGGCGTTGTGCCGTTCGGCCCTGGCGCCCACGACAAGTCGATCTGCGTGGACGAAACTGCGGTCGCAGTGAAGCTAACGGGCGTGTCAGGGGTCTGCGGCACGACGTCCACCAGAGCCGCGCTTGAT